ACCAAGAAACTTTAAAGGATTTGAATTTTTTAAATCCAGATGTGGCAATAACTTCTTTTTTAACAGGTGGTACATTATCTACAGGAATGGATTTAGTTAAATCTATGTCAACTAAAGGTCCTTTTTCCAAAGAAGATTATTTAAAAACAGCTTTTGAAAATGAAGCTACTTTTACTTCTATGGTGGATATTATGACTCAGAGTGGTAATAATAAATTTTCTGAAGCAGACCAAGCAAAAATGATGACTGATTATAACGCATTAAAAGCCTCTTATAATGCAAGAAAATCAGAACTTGGAGTTAATGATGAAGCTTTAGCTACCTTAAACTTTGCAAATCCTGTAATAAAAGGATTTGTAAAATCTATTGGAGAGACAGAACAAAGTTTAGACAAAATTAATAGCGGGAGAACTTTTGATAATGCTATTATCAGACAAAGTTTAAATGAAAGAGAATTAGCTGAAAAGAAAATTGCTTTAGATGAAGAAGCTGCTAAAGGAAATATCTCTGTTTCCCCTGAAGGTACTTATAAAATAGTTGGTAGCAATCCTCTCTCCCAAGAATTAGGTAAACAAATTAGTGAGTATGAGCAACTTCAATTGAGTAATAACAATTTAACTTCCTTTATAGATACTTTTAACAAAGAAACTAAGCCTGTACAAAAGCAATATATACAAGAGTTAAATCAAGTTACTTCTGAAGCTCCTGACCTTATATATGCAAAAAATAGTAAGGAAGGTAATTATGCATATAAGGCAGTAAGCAATGCTATTATGGACAAACAAATGGCTATGAGCCAATTGGAAAAAACAAACGCTGAAATAGAGACTGCTGTAATAGATGGAACAGACACTAAAGAATTGCAAGTACAAAAGCAAAATTTAGAGAAAGCTATTAAGGCTAGTGATAAAACTATAACTACCCTTAAAAAGCAATATAAAGCAGGTAGAGTTAATACACAAAACGAGACCATAAATAGGTTTAATGAGTTTAGAACTGCCAGTTTAGTATTACAAGATAAGTTACAATCTATGGCAGGAGTAGATGCCACTGATGAAGAGATTGAGCAAAGTGAAATCAATGATGCTTATGCTGATTATTTAGATGCATATAAAGCTTTGAAAAAATCAAACTCTACCTTGAAAAAAGAATATGGAGTGGAAGTATTCGACTCTAAATTTACACCTATAAGTTTGGAAGAATTCCAAGCTTCAAAAAATAATATTAAAGAAAAAAACGCACTTTCTAAAAAATTAGCAGAAAATAAAGGTACTTTAGGTGATGTAGAAAGATTGATAGGTCTTGAATATACTACAGGTACAAAACAACCTAAAGACAGAGTACAAGTTACTGCTCCTAGAAATAAGGAAGATATAAAAGCTATTTTAGACGATAAGGAGCAAGTATATGAGTATGCAAAAAGATTAGGGTTTAATAATAAAAAGTCTTATGCTCAAACCAAAAAAGCAGTGAGAACTTATTTAAATAAACAACTATCTACTCAAGATGAAACACGTTTAGAGGGAGTTTCTGCTGTTTTTGTTGAAAAAACCCCTAGACAAGTGAATGGGAATCCTATGTTTGAGGTTGAAGGTGCTTTATACAAACCTGCTGGATATAGTGTTTCTCCTACTATGATGACTCAAGAAGAGAGAAATACGGTATTGACAAATGCGGTTATTAGTGAAATAGCTAAACAAGTATTTAACAATTCATTATTACTAACGCCTTATAATGTATCTCAGATAATAAATAAAGTTATTATTGAATCTGGGTTTGATACAGAAGTAGGTATTGATAATAGAAGTTTACAATTTATAGCAGAAACAATATTAGCATTAAAAGCAGATTTAGATGCAAAAGGATTTGCTTATAAGTTTAATGATGATGTAGTTATTTCAAAGCTTTCTGAAGATGAAGTAAGAGGCTATGATGGCATAGCTACCACTCCTATATTAACAGTGGTTGATAATGAAGGAAATGTACACTTAATTGATTTTAAATCTTTTTCAGCAGGTAACTATGCTGCGTCAGCTTCAGGGTGGTCTAATAACCTCACTGAAATACAAGCTATTTTCCAAGATAATGGAATAACAGTGGCTTCTATAAATGTTTTGCCTATTAGAGTGGATAATACTTCTACAACTCAAAATGGGTTAACTAATTTAAGTATTGGTAAAAATAGTTTTAATACAATTCCTAATAATGATAATGCTATTAGTAGAACATTATTGCAGCTTGCAACTAGCACTCCAATATTAACTACTTTGAAAGAAGAAGGGCTGTTAACCCAAGAAGAGGTAGAGTCATTTGATGAAATTCCTTTAGATGAGGCAGATGCCCCTATAACCCCTGCGGATAAATTGAAAGAAGATTCTTTGGTAGTACTTGAACCAGAAACTCCTACAACAACAGAGGTTCCTGTTACTGTTACGGAAAAAAACATGAAAGCAGAAGATAAAAATAAAGCCACTAAAGATACTCCTAAAGAGGTAATAGAGGGAGAAACCCCTAAAGGAGTATTTGCTGGTTTAGGAAAAGGTGTCTATATCCAAGTTAAAGAAACTGATGGAGGCTTCTATATGATAACAATATTTGGGGATACTGATCTTGCGAATAATATCGGAAAGAAAAGAAAGTCTTTAGAAGACGTGAGAAATATATACAAGGCTAACAATTGGTTTGCTCCAAAAACTTTTAAAGGTACAGGCGTATATCAATTAAGATACGCTGATACACTAACCCCTGTACTATCTAAAAATTATGTTGAATTTGTGCAACCTAATGGATTCAGCGAAGTAATTAATGATGTTGCAGTGGCTGCGGATATTATTGGGACAGAAGTAGAAATAGTGGAGAATAATGAAAATGGGAATAATGATAAGGATGAGGTACAAAAAGACTTTAAAAATAAAGCTTCTTTATCTATTGTAAATGCAAATGGTGAAAAAATTGCAATGGTTCCACCTAATTCTCCTTTAAGAGAGAATTTAAAAATAACTAATAAAAAAGGACTTAATAGACTAGAGCCTACAATTGCTACAATAAAAGATATAAAATTTAACAACTTTAATAGAAAACCTTATGAATTGTTCTCTGAATGGGAGAAAAAGGCACTAGCCTCTGGAGTATTAGTTCCAGGAGAGTATGAAATGGTTTATATTGGGGTGGAAAACAAGACACCTGTATTTAAAAATCAAAATGGAGTAGTAGTGCCTGGCAGAGTTCCTAAGAACCCAGAATTAGGGTCTGTTTATCTTTTTATAACTAATTTCCCCACTAAGAATATCATGATACCAATGGGGACTCCTAAACTAGCGGAATTAGGATATACCATACAAGACTTAAAAACATTACTTGCTTTAATTGATATAAATGAACTTACTAAAAATGAGGCTAATGCTGAAAGTATTTATACTAATTTTATAGGACAGTTAGATGCACTTATTAGAGATGGCAAATTAAAAGACCCTAAATTAAAAGATTTACAATTTTTACTTTCTAGTGATTTAGGTGGACAAGAATTGACTTTAAGAGCATCTTCAACTCAATTGAACATAGATAAATTAGATGCAATTTATGCTTATAAAGATAAAGAAGATAAGGAAGGTGTTTTAATAAACTTTCTTTTAGATAGAATTATCACTATGAATGATGAGACTTTAGGGAGTCATAAAATAGAGGTAAATCCTGAGATACTTTTTGCTGATAATGCTTTAGTATTAGACAATATAAAAGCTAAACCTAAACCTAGAAAACAAGTATTATCTTCTACAGTTTCAAAAAATAAAAATACTGATTTAGTTAAAGAAACTTATTATGAGTCTTTCATGACTGAGTCTGAGGATGGTAAAAACTATGTATTCTTCCATAAGTCTAATGCTACTCCAGAAGAGTTGGCTGGAGGTATAGACTCTCGTAGGTTTACTTCTCTTAGAACTTCTCGTACTGAGAAAGGTACTCAATATGGGGTAGCTTCTTATTATACATTACCTACAGATGGGGAAAGAATGGTGGGGGGAGAAACTTATACAGTATCAGTTCCAAAGAAAAAAGTATATCCAATGGATTCTGACCCTAATGGATATAAATCAGCGGCAGAAGCTATGGTACCTGAAAACACTCCTTTTAGAATGGAGAACATTAAAAAGGAAATGGTTAGAATGGCTGCAGAAGATGGATATTTAATGGCTGTAGGTATGTGGTATTTTAATCCATCAGGAAATCCTATGTCAGGACCTGCTTTAAGGGCAGATGCTATTGTTTCCTTAGTTCCACAATCTATAACTTATAGAAATGCTACGGAAAAGCAAATTGACCATCCAATGAAAGAAAGAATACAAGCACTGGATGAGTTGAAAACAATAGTATCTAAATTTGAAAATGAAAGAAACGCAAATCAAGATTATAAAGAAGGGTATTTTATGGCACAAAATACGAGAGTTGGTAAAATAATTCCTTCAAATGTTCAATTTGACACCATGGTGGCGGGTTTACCTGAAAGCATGAATAGTGATATAGAAAGAGCAAGAGAGTTGGTAAATATGCTTAATGAAGTAGAAGAAACTCCTTCTGCTAATAGTGAAGTTGCTTCTGCTACTATGAGTGAGGTAGTTGGGAGATTAAAAGAAACAGGGTTGGCTAACGAGGTCTTTGAAATGTCTAATGCAGAGATTGAAGAGAAATTAGTTGAATTTGGTGCCGATAATGTTACTTTTACAACTGCAGGATTTGTTTATAATGGAGATGTTTATTTGAACATGGATAATATGAATCTTGATACCCCTATACATGAGTTCGGTCACTTATGGTTATCTTGGGCTAAAAATAATCTTGGAGAAGCGTATGCAAGAGGTTTAGAATTAGCTAAGTCTTCCGAGGCTGATCCATATCGTCAATATGTAATGGAAACTCAACCTGATCTAAAAGTTGACAGTGATGCGTTTTTAGAAGAGGTATTGGCTCAAGCGATTGGAGATAACGGAGCTAGACTAGTGGAAGAAAATAGTACTAAAACTAAGTCTTGGTTACAAGAATTATGGGATGCTATTGGCCAAATGCTTGGATTGTCTCAATTTACTGCCGATCAGATTATGGATATGACTATAGATGATTATGCCAAAGCGGTAGCAGTTGATTTGTTGTCAGGAGTTTCTATAAACAAAGACGAAGTAATTCAATATGAAGAATTAATGAGACAAGCAGTGGCCATAATAGAAGGAAAAGAATCCCTTAATAAGTTTGGATTAACTGATAGTAAAAATGCAACAAGAAAAGTTGGAGAAGCACTTCAAGCTAGACAAAGAGCTAAATACGGTACTATTGACCAGAAAGACAATTCACCAGAAGCAAGAAAAAAAATATCAAACTGGATGGTAGATGAAGTAAAATATTTTGTTAATTTAATGGGTGAAAAAAGTGGCAAAGATTGGTATGGTGAATTATATCAAAAATCTTTAGATACAATGGAAAAAGTATTTCCAGAAATGAAAACTGATCAGAATGCTAGAGATTTATTTACAATGCTTGTTGCGATAATGTCTGATGGACAGAAAGTTATGACTAATTTTAAATTAGCTTCATTTGCCTATGACTATTACAAGAAAAATGGAGTAATGCCTAAAACGGTTCCTGGTCAAAGAATGGCTTCCTTTGAAAACAATCTAAAACGAATAAATGATTTATTAAGTGAATACAATGGAGATATAGCAGCTATTAAGAAAGACTTAATGAATGTTAATTCTATTGAAGAAATTAATAAAAAAAGGAAGACAGAAGGACTAGATCCCTTAACTACAAATTGGCCTACAAGCTTTAAAGCTCCATTTGCATCATCTGTTTTTGGGCCTAAACTTGGGATGTTCTATGCAAATTTATCGGGGAATGAATCTTATCCTACACTAGACAGATGGTGGTCTAGAACTTTTAATAGGTACCGTGGTACCTTAATTCCTGAAGTAAATAGTGGGTTTACTAAAAAAGGCGAAGCTATTGGGCTTGATAGACTTAAAGAGTTATTAGGTACTCCAGCAATGACAAATGAAGAAGCTTTGCTTGCTGCCAAGTCTTATAGAGACTCATACGCAGCTAAAGGGTATAGAAACGGGTCTGATATTGAAAAAGCAGCAAATTCTATATATAAAGCAGCTTTTGAAAATTTAAATGACGTTCCTTTTACTAAAAAAGACCGTCAATTTATGTATGACACAATATCTGAGTCAGTTAATAAATTAAATAAACAAGGCTATGATTTAACTATTGCAGATGTACAAGCTATTCTTTGGTATTTTGAAAAAAATCTTTATAAAACTTTAGGGGTTAGAGCTAAAATAGAAGGAATTAGTTATGAAGATGCCGCAAATTATACCTATGATAAGTGGAAAAAATCAGGAAATAAATTTGATTATACTATTAGTCAAAATGAAGAGGGGCAAGCAGTAGAGGATGCAGATGAAGTTATTGAAGAAGAAAATGCAGAAATGAAATTTGAGGAAAATAAACAAGTACAAAAATCTGTAGTAGTAGCTCCAGGAAATAGATTATTTAATAATCCATTATTAGAGGCTACAACAATTGCAAATAAATATAATGAAGAAAATGGTTTGGCACCAATGGTAGACAACACCATCACTAAAATTGACAAACCTTTTGCCACTAGACTTTCAAAAACTTATGATGAGATGGTAGCCACCCCTTTTGAAGAAGAGACTCAGGAGGCCTATAAAGCATTAGTTGAAGAAACGATTGCCCAACATAGAGCCATTTTGGCAGAAGGGTATAGAGTAGAAATGAGTACTTCTGAATACGATAATGCTCAAGAAATGATTGATGATTTGAGAGAGAATAAAAGAATGAAAATTTTCTCCACAGAGGCTGGGTTTGGTGACACCCCTATTACAGAAGAACAAAGAAAGGAAAATCCTTTACTACAAGTAACAGAGTTTAAAGATGCAAATAATGTTCCTCTATTAGCAAATGATGTTTTCAGATTTGTACATGATTTCTTTGGTCACGCAAAACTTGGTAATGGATTTGGACCTGTAGGGGAAGAAAACGCTTGGAGAGTTCACGTTCAAATGTATAGCCCAACTGCTAGAAAAGCTATAACATCTGAAACTAGAGGACAAAACTCTTTTGTTAATTTCTCAGGAATAAATGATGAAGCCTTTAAAGTAAGAGACGAGGCAAGAAAGCTAAGAAAAGAGGGTAAATTAGCCGAAGCTAAAGTCCTTTCAGACCAAGCCTATAAGATGATGAAATTTGCTGACCAAAAAGTAGGAATATTGCCAGAATGGGCTTATAAGATTCCTTCAGAAAATCTTGAAGATACTACTACAATTCCTGACTGTGTCTAGGAACTAAATACCCAAAATAATTGTTAAAAAAGGGAAATTAAAAATTATTACTTACTTTTGTATTGTTTCCCCTCCTTTTGGTAGGGAAACATTTTTTATAAACAATGTATAATATATGGCTAAGTGCTCATTACCTAACGTAGAAAAAAGATTTAGAGAAAGTAACCCCCAATTAGCGGATAAGCTTAATGATATTGGCTTAAAGGTATTTGAAGATATTTCTAATTCAACCCTATTTGACAGAAAAGAGGGTAATTTTGTATTTAACGAAGAAGGCACTGAAGAAAGAAACTCTCAGAATGACTTTGTCACTAAATTAAATACAGATTTAGGTGCCGAAGTAGTAAAGGCTTTAGAAAATAAAGTAAGTGTAGATGTCCTTCCTTTAGTGACAGAAGAAGATCTGATAGCGGTTTCTCAAATTGAAGGACAAGTTAACCCTGAATTAAAAGATGTGGAGTTGCAATACAATGATAAAGGGGAACATCTTGCACCTAATGGTAAGCCAAGTAATTTATCTGAATCGGAATCTAAATATGTAAGGTCAAAGGGGTTTAAAGATAAATACGGAGATTGGGAGAAGGGGCAAGAAGCTACTAATCTTTTGTTAGATAAAAAAACAGGTGAACCACTAAAGGTTTATCATGGAGTTAAAAGTAATCAGAAGTTTGATAAGTTTGAAAAAACAACCGATGTAGGGTTTCATTTCTCTCCAAATAAATCTATCGCATCTGACTTTGCAAGAAATGATGAAATCCGTCAAAGGTCAACAGAAGACGGTGAAATGTATGAACCTGTAATATATGAAGGGTTTATAAATACGAAGGATATTGAAGGCATTGAAGATTTAGAGTTATGGACTGTTCCTGATTTTAAAAAGTATTTAAACGGGCTGGCTAACGAAAATAATATAAATTGGGAGTATGATACGAGAAAAGACAGAATACAGAATACGAGAGATTTATATTCAAAAATAAAAGGATTTAATCCTGATTTCAAAGCCTTACAATATTTTAATGAGTACGAAGGAAGGTTTGCTAAAGGGAGTAAATTTTCTTACATTTTGTTTAACGATGCAGACTTTATAAGGGTTGACCAAAAAGCAGTAGAATCCCTACTATCTAAAGAACAAACACCTGCATTGGAAGATGTAGAAGAATTTAAATCTTCAGAAGAGCTACCCGACTCTTTTTTAACATTATCAGATTTTGAAGAACCTGCATACACTCCTACAACTCCAGAGACACACCCTGAGAGAGTAGCACCCTTAGCCCCTGAGCCTACTAAATCTATCCCTCAACAGTGGGCTGAATATACTAACTTAAAAGATAGAACAGATTTAACTCCTGATGAAGAATTAGATTTAGCTGTTTATAGAGCTAAGTTTGATATGTTTGACAGTCCTTCTCAGTATGAGAAAGTTATGTCAGACCCTACACCTAAAGCTTTTGTTTCTTTTAGAGAAAAGAATTTAGAAAAATTATTACTTAGCTTTGCTGACAAATTTGGTATCACAATTGCCAATATTGAAGATTTTCAAAAACAATACTTTGAAAAGACAGGTAAATTTATACCTGCTAATGGGGTGGCTAATTTGTTTGAAAAAGTTATCTATGTTTCTGAAGGAAATACAGATGCTCTTACCGAAGAGGTGGCTCACTTTATTATAGCTATGTTGCCTAAAGATGGGGAGCTTTACCAAAACTTAAAGCAATACATCTCAAGAACAAGGGAATATGAATTGTTTTATGACAAGTATTTGGCCCAGTATGACGGAGATGTAGATAAGACAGAGGAAGAGATAATGGGTAAAGTGTTTAAAAATGCTTTACAAGATAAAGAAGAAACGGTGCCTTTATCAGTTAAATCTGTAGTAAAAAGAATTATAAACTATATTTCTGATTTATTTTCAGATGATAAAATGGAATACTTAAATTCCTTAAATCAGTTGAAGAAAATGTTTTTCAGTGAAAATTTAGCAGAAGGATTGGATGCTGCTAATATAAATTATGACGAACTATACCAATTAAATTTCGAGATTACAGGAAAGGAAAACGATGCTGTTTTAAATGAAAGATCTGAGAAATTTGATTTAGGTGCAAATCTCCTTATAGAAAACTTAGAAAATACCTTGTCTAATATTAGACAACAAGCTATAGAGTCAAACCAGAAAAAAGCCTTAGACTCCTCCAATTATTTATTAAATATATTGGCTAAAAAGACTGAGCAAGATGCAGATAAAGCAAAGATTTTATCTAGTATGGTGGTTTCTTCCGTTGCTACTATAAGACGTTTACAAGATTCTTTCAATGAATTTGATAAGTTAAATATACCTAAAACATTAGAAACAGATTTTAAAAGAGATAATTTAATTAAGTTAAGCTATGATGACTATAATAAATCATTGTCAAAATTAGCGAGTTATATAAATTATTTACAATCTTTATACTCTCTTTCAAAATCAATAGAAAGCACTTCCAAATTAATGAAGTTAGAGTCTAATGATATGATTGCATTTAAAAAAATTATTTATGATTTAGACCCATCAATAACAGAGAACGATGAAATTATAAAAGCTTTCGATTTATTAGATGGGGAGGGAGTTAAGGTTATGGCTGCAAAGATAGAAAGCATTTATCTTAAAAATGTAAAACAAATTTTAGATATTTATATGTCTGCTTTGAGTACAGAAGACCAAAAAAGATTTTTAAATTATCAAAATGAAGTTGATTTTGCTAATACAGATGCAAAAACTATTGCAGATAAAAATAATAATATAATAGACTATTCTAAAGGAATATTTAGCAATATAAAAAGTTTATTTAGCAAAGGAATTACTCCTGTAACCATGCAAAATGATACATTTATACAGAGTGTAGATAGATTTGTATCGGCTATGGAGCAAATGGGAAAAGAAAGAGCTTCTAAGGAAGTTGCGGAAGTTCAAAAAATTGAAAATAGATTATATCAAAATGGGGCTAACGCTCAGAATCAAGATTGGCTTTCAGAAAAAGATGATAAAGGGAGGTCTACAGGCAACTTAATAACTAAGTTAAATTTCTCTAAATACGCCAATTTAGCAGCAAAAAATCTAAAAGATAAATTGCGTAACCTACCTTTTGCTAGTAATGCCCAAATCCAAGGTTTACAAAAAATAGCATTTAACTCTCCTAAACAAGTATTTGATTCTCTTGGAGAATTATTAAAAGATAATAAAATAACTCAAGAAGAATTTGACCATGCAAAAAATTATTTAATGGCTGAAAAAGCTTTATATGATTTAGAGCATACCACTCCAAATTATACTTCCACTACACTAAGTAACAATAGTTTAGATGCGTTAAGAAACTATATTGACAGAAATATAGTAAATGTTAGAGAAGCATTAAATGATCCAAACTTTGATTGGACAAATGATGAAATAGAACTTATTTCTGATGACTTTGGGGATTTGGAATCTGCTCTGGAAGAGTTAATATCCGAAAAAAGAGCATTATTAGAAGAAAAATATTTTACTGTAGATGAAGATAAAAGAGTTCTGCTAAAAGCAGATGGTACTCCTGACTTAGACAAAAATGGTAATGAAAAATTAAACCCTATTTATAAAACTGAACTTGATTTTGTAGAAGGACTTCTAAATAAATATAAGTATAAAATAGGGTATGCTACAGATACTGATGGAAATTTTTATCCTGATAAGATAAACATAGATGTATGGGGGGATGAATTTTTGTTTGAATTATCCGACTCTCACCCTGATGCTAAAGAATACGCCAACAAAGAGTACTTAGACATAGAAGAGAAGGCTGCAAAAGGAGATGCTCTAGCTGTGGCAAAGATGGACATGGTTAACTACATTAAAAAATGGAATAAACAAAATAACCTTCCTTCTAATTCTTTACCTAAAGGGTCTAAAAAAGACTCTGAGTATTTACAAATGTTTGGTGACAAAAGATTTATAAATATTTTTGGAGTAAATTTTGATGTAGCTAAAATAATTACTCAAGTAGTAATTCCTTTTGCAGGAGTGGCAAACACTCCAATGCTATTTGGAATAGCGGCAGGATTAGTAAATCCTTTGACACTAGGAGTATCTTCTATGATTTTTTCATATTTTTTCTACAATAGAATAGCAAATCAAGTTGTTAAATTTATATCAATATATGTAGATACTCGTGGTAGAATAAATGATGTTAAAGGTTTGAAGAGAATGGCAGTTGCTTTAGCTAAGTCATTAGGGGTTTATAACAAAGCTCTACAGTTTGAGCTGAACAAAGACGATAATATTATTAGTACAGGAGACCCTGAAAAGTCAGAATCTGTGATAAGTAAAAGGGTAGACCTTTGGCTAAAGAATATGTTTCATAAGATTTTTCGTGCTGTAGATGCAAAACAAGCTAATAAGAAAAACAAAATAGACGTTATTCCTAGAAAATATACAGAATATATTGAACCAGCGTTACGTTCCACCCAATACTTAGATAATTTTAAATCTTTCATATACGCCAATAAAGAGTATGAAAATAAATCTATGTATGAAGGAGCTATAAGAGCTATGAATGATTTATATAGAAAAAGAGAGGATAAAGAAGGAAATATTATTGGAGACGATTATTTAGAGGCTATTTACATTGATAGATATTGGTATAATAAAATATATCCAAATTCTTTTGCAATGAAATTTATTAGAGTGCTGGCAGCTCAAACAGGTTTCAACCAATTGACTGGTAATATTAATACGGGTGTAAAGAATATTCTTACAGGTATTAGTATGATTTCAGCAAATGGTGGGTTATTAGCCACTATGCCTGCTATAAAAGATGCTACAATATACTCTCTTAATATGCTTTTATTAGCAAAAGGGAAGAATTCACGGGTAGCTCTTGAGCAAAATAAAATTCAAATGATTAAAAAACATTTGAGATCAAGTAGTTTTGGGGGCATTGTTGACTTTGATTATTCTGATTCTTCATTGGTACAAAAATTAAGGCTGAATAACGGAAAAATAGTAAGTGAGTTAGGAGAGTCTTTTATTAGTAGTGTTCTTGTATATAAATTTTTAAGAGACACAAAACTAATAGATGAGAATGGTAAAAAAATTGACATTATTAAGCATCTAACCATAAAAGATGGAAGGCTTTCCTTTGATGACAAGGTTGCTAAGAAAATATATTTCAATAATATTAATGAAATACAAAAAGCAGAAGACCTACAATTAGATCCTGGGTATGTAAAAGACATCAATCTAAGGGCAATTGTACCTAAAAATTTGCAGAAAGAGGCTTTAGTGCCTTTAGAAATAGATTTCTACCTTAATAGAACCCTACTCCAAAACATAGATTATTTTAGACAAAGGTCTCAGGGTGTTTATAATATATTGTTAAAACCTAGAATATCCACTACTGCCATTGGTACCGCTTTGTTTATGTATCAGAATTATGTATTACCTGGAGCATATACAGCACTCGGGAGAAAGAAAAATAATCCAAACTTAGAAGGTAGTGAAGAAGGATTTATAATTACACTAGCTAAAGTGTTAGGAAGAGGTGTGGGCAATAGATTTAAAGATAAATTATCCCCTGATAGTGTCAATAATATTATGAGACTAAATAATATTAAAACAAAAGGATTGTTAGAAGACTTGGGAGTATTATCAAATGTATTTTTATATTTCTCAAAAAATAAAAATATAGTTACACAATCTTTATTAGAAGCTGCAGAATCACAAGAAAAAGCAATAAAATTTGCAGAAGAACAAGATGCAATTGTAGCTCAAGGGGGAGAGAGAAAAGAAGGCCCAGCTTATTATGCAGGATTTAAGGGTAAAACTAAAGAAGAAATCTTTAAAGAATTATTGATAGAAGCCAATAAGCAACAGAGATTGAATCAATATGAAGCAGATAACTATAAAAAAGTGGCGAGCATTTTAGCTATGTTTCTTCTTTTAAAGGCTGCATTGAAATTTGTCTACCCGCCTCTAGAGGAGGAAGAAGTTGCTACATACATGGCTTCTGTAACTGAAGTTGTATCAAGTGAACTTTTGAGAACTTGGGTTCCTTTTTTAGAAGGAAGACTTGGATTTTCTTGGAATTTTAACCCAGTGGGAATAAAAGCCAACGAAGGCTCAATTGGCTTTGATTTAAGAAAAACCTCCCCTATTGCAGGTACTGCAGATGATTTAGCTAAAAATATGTACTGGTCTGGATCTGTTGGCTTATATAAATTAACAGGGGTAGTGCCATTTTCACAAGAGTATGGTAAAAAATTAATGGATGTAACAGGGGGAGAAATTCCTTTGATGAAAACAAAATACTACTATGATAAAGAGGGGTATGTTACGAGGGAAGTTAATGTATTGGATGAAACCGTAAAAGACTTCTTGATAGGAAATAGACTTAGAGACGCTATGCAAAGTAGCGAATTAAGAAGAGATAAATATAATGAATTAGGTATACCTCAAGGTGAACTGGCAAATATGATTTACAAGTTGAGAAATGGTTACTACAAAGCTTATGGTAGAAACTTAGAAGAAGAAATAAAAGTTTCTCAAGAATAATATAAAAAGCCTCTCCGTTAAGAGAGGCTTTTTTATTTACCATAATTCATCTTCTATTATAATTTCCATATATATAAATTTAATCTTCATCAAAGTTTCTTTCTCTATATTCATCTCCTTCAGATAGATCATTGAAAGGGCAATGTTTGCATGAATTGTTGCAGCATCTGCCCTTGCGAAGGTGGTATTGTTCAGTAAATACCAAATTTCCTTCGTTCCAATAAAATTCGTCAGCTTGTAATTTAGTTTTTTCTTTAAAAATTCTTTGAGACTCTAGCTCTTGTACCCAATCTTGTTTCATAATTTTAAATATTTTCTGGCCTATAAATATAATAAGGACTATTTGCATAAGTCATACCCACATCCTCACTAGACATTCTTGGATTATTAATTTTAATCTTAGGAGGAGATTCTTTATCATAAGGCTTAATAAAGTCTGCATTGTGCCATCTTAGTAAATTATTAGGTTGGATACAAAAGTTACCACAATCTAGTTCAATAAAATGAAAGCACTTACTGTCTAAATCTTCCGCATACCCTACATTAACACTATTAGGATCAGTCTCATAATTAATTAGCTTTAATATACTTACTGTTATTGTTTTCTACTTCACAGCAATATGCTAGTTTAAGATAGTTTATAGCGTCTTCGTAAGAATCTAATAGAGATTCATTCATAATATTTTTTCCTTCTTTTTTTAGATTCCAAATTCTAACAAACTTTAATACCACCATTAGTGTAGCGTAACCTTCTGGGGCTGAAATATCTACACCCATAGTTTTAACAACATTACTCACTATTTTAAAGTTAGAAAGTACGTCTTCTGATGCATAGTCGTTTGCTTTCAACTTAATTATATTCAAAGTTTTAGCGTCTAATTTTTCTAATAATTCTAATTGTTCTTGTGATGTCATATTGTTTAATTTATTTAATTTTTAAATTCATTATTGGGTGTATTTCTGTAATACCATGAGTTTTATCAAAAACATAAGGTCCTTCTATTTCAATACTATCACCTTCTTTAGGTATAGTTATTTTATTTTTATAAAACCAACAGATTGGAAATACTGATGGTACAGCACATACAATTTCCCCAACCATACATCCATTTTCATCTTTATAGTTGTTTTTTACCAATAATGAGCCATCCCCTATCTTTAATCTTATATGTATGTCACCATCAATATCAGACTCGACTTTTTCAACTCTACCTTGTAATGTTTTAGATGATTCTAATACTACCAGTCTTTTGGGGTGATGCACTCTATTACAAGGACAATCTTCCTTTGAGATTAAACTTAATAATAATAAAACAACTATAGCTAATAATGTTAATTTCATATTACAATTTCTTAATTTAATGCAAAGATATATATATTTTATTTTAAAAGCATAAAAATAATCCTCACAATGTAGTGAGGATTATTTTAGATAAGATAATTATAGTTTAACTAATAATTTGTATTTCATTTTGGGTTTCAATCCAAACTTTTGCCCCACAAGATAAAGGTTTATCCTTACTATATTTTATTGTAGCAACAATATTACCTTCTTTATCTAATATATTTACATTATTAGCATAATTATTAGATTTATAGGTTTTACAAGTAATAACAGGTAAATTGGCACCTTTAGCGTTAGCTTTTATATTATGTTGATTTACATGGATTATATTTTTCATATTTTATAAATTTAAAAGTTAATTTCACATTGTCCAGAACTACAAGCAGCCCCACTTAATTCATCTGCATTGAGATATTTTTCTGTGTAGTCTATTTTAGAGAAGTCGATAGGCTTATATTTTAGGATTCTATTTATTTTCACCCATTTGTGATACAAGTGAATGTCTTTTAAACAGTCTGCAGCTTTAAATAAATCTCCTTTGAAATAGTTTTTAGCAAACTTTTTGATCCTGCTTACAATGTCTTTCTTCACCATTACAGTGATTCTATCTCCTGTCAAAGCAAAAGATTTGTCAGTTACAGCAGAACATACATCCCAAAGATCATTATTAAAACAATGCAATGCATCTACAATTAATCCAGAGGCAAACAAAGCAGCATCTCCATATTTATTAATTAGTTGCTCTTGTGTAAGAACTTCTGTAAATGGTGCCTGCTTGTATATTTTATCTCCTGAATTAGGGAGGAAAGAAAGGCCACAGAAGTATTCTTTATTCTCAAAGATGTAATCAAAAGCTTTATCCCAATCTGATACACTCACTGTATTTGATACGTTATGTGTAATTGTTTCACTATATCCAAGTTCTTTATTGGTACCAGGCAATACCCAATATTTATAAACTAGCTGCACAGACTTCAAGAAATCTATCTCATCTATTTGAGACTTAACAATAGTGTTTGGGGTTTCTTCCATTGGAATAAAACAAGCATAGTCACTATTAGTAGGACTCCACACACCTTCTTCCAATAACTCAGGGTAAGACTCGTTTAAGAACTTAGCCATAGGAGTATCTTTGTTTAGCTGAATAGTTCTAAAATACTTGTGAGCATGTGCAGGGTGAATTCCACTAGCGGTTTTTGCTAATACAGAAGCGTTTCCAGAAGGTTTTACGCAGGTGGTTCTTGCCGCTTGGTTAATACCTATCAACTTAGCTACCTCTGCATTTATTTCCTTAACAATTCCTGCTCCTTTAGTTAAGATTTCAGGATTTAATAATATTTCAGGATTGTTCATAATTCCTGTAATAGAAACTCCTAATAAAGCTTCCCATCTAACCATCTCTTCTGTGTCTTTTCCTAAGAATCCGAACTCAGTGTAAGAAGCTTGAAATGTTCCTAAGATAGCAGCAGCTTTACAAGCATCGTAGAATTCTTCCTCTGTTTTGCAGTGTGATCCAATAATCTCATTTAGATTGCAGAATGACCAACAAGATTTACCTGTAAAAGGATTTATTGGTTTAAATCCAATTTCAACACAAGGATTCACCATCATATCAATATCATCCACTAATACTACTCCTGGCTCTCCGAATTGCTTAATAAATTCTTTATAAGCATCTAATTCTTCTTTTGTAAGTTCTGATTTAAGAATTTTAGCTGAGTTATTCGCTCTTGCTCTCCAAGGGGTATCCATCCACCAACTACCTGTCTTAGATTTTAGCATTAAGTCATCATCTTTGTCAAACAAAGAAATCAAAGCACTTCTTCTAACTCCTCCAGATAAAACTGCATCTGATAAAATACAAATAATATCATGACAATCTAGGGAACTCAATGCACTCTCATTATTAATTGTCTTGCCTTCTAATAGTTTCTCTATTAACTCCAAAGATTTTTTCAAACCATCAGGGCCTGGAGCAATAAATTCTCCTGCTATAAGAGCTCCTTTTTCTCTAATGTTTGAAAAGTCAAATAAAACTTTTTGGGTACCCATGAAAAAAGAGTTCATCAGCACATCTATTGCAATAGCCCATCCCTCAATAGAATCTTCAATTACATGTACAAAGTGAGAACTGTTATCTCTCTTCCTAATTTGTGGAAGTTTTTTTATGAATCTTGACTCAACAGAAAACCCAACTCCTGCCCCATTTAGTAGAACCCACATAATTTCTTTAAACACCTCTTGTCTATCTACATAAGTAACTGAACAATTGTACAATTTGCAATTATGCTTCATAATGCTTTTCTCTCTAAATTGTAAATTTCTTTGAGAAGCTAAAATTCTTTGGGCTGTATATGCTTTTTTAGCAATATTAAAATAAGGCTCTATTTCTGCCCAATTTAATAATCCTGAAAATTTATTGTAGTGCATTTGCATTACATCACTTACAGACTCTTCCCAAGTTTCAAGCCTATTCTCAGACTTAATAAATTTTGCATACGACTCGTTGAATTTCAGCTTACTAGCTATTGTTTTTCCATTCATTTTTTTTGATAATTTTTTAAAAGTTAATAATAATTTTTTTACAGGGTAAAAAAGGGGTTGCAAAAGTATAAATAAATTTTTTAATTGGTAAATATATTTTTATAAGCATTGTTGATTAAATACTTTTCACAATTAGGGATTTTAAGCAAAAAATCTAACTCATATCTATAACAAATTCTCTCTTCTTCGGATGCAGTAGAAAAGAAATTAGAGTTGTAGAAAAATAAATGTGCTGATTCGTGAACAATAGCTGATGCTATATTATTTAAGCTACCTCCGCTTACATCATAAGTGGAAAGTATAATAGTGTTATCTCCCTCTATGGTGGAGAATTTTAGATTTGAAAATCCAATGTTTTTACAGTGCTTTAATAAAAGATTGTATTTATGGGAATCGTATTTCTTAATTAAGATTAAGGCAGAATCCACTCTGTTTTTCCAATTAGGACCAACATCAGCAATTTTTATTTGACCAAAAGAAGATGTAGTAAAAATTAATAGGAAAATAAATAATTTCATGTTGCAAAAATACAACAATTTTTTTATTAAGGCATCTTTTTTATAATTTTTTCTAGAGCTTTTTTTATAGAAGTTGAGACAGTCATTTTAGAAAAAGGAATTCCATCTGTAAGTTCTAACATAACTGCATGAATCTCAGACTCTGACTCTCCATATTCTTCATATTTCTTTCCTTTATATTTTAATTGAATGCCAATTTCTGTCGTTTGAACAGATTCTTCTATACCCATAATCCTTAAACTTTTTTTAGGAAGACCAAAATAAAATATATCAATGAATATTTGTTCTCCACTATCTGACAGACAAAACTTAGAAGAAAGCATATCTTCTGCCATTTGTTTCACCCCAAATTTTACATCTCTATTTCCTAATTCTTTTATCTCAACAGAGGACTTAATCTCTTGAATTTTTACACATTGTGAGTAGGAAAGAAAAGGAATTGCTAATAGTAATAATAAAAATCTCATAGTTAATAAGTTATTTGCCCTCTATATCCAGGGGCTATTAAATAATAGTTTGCATTTGTAGTCCCTGATATAGGAGAATTAATTGTAATAGAATTTAATCCAGGAATAGTGGCTCTTAAATCTGTAGTTCCTGTATTTAAAGAAGAATATTGTGTTGTGGTAAATAACCTAGAAGCAGTCATTGTAACCCAATTATTAACCCTTCCTGTTCTTCTTAAATTAATATAGTATTGGTCAGATATAGTTATCCTACCATCTCCATTTACATCATACATATTCCAATGTAAACTTCTTCTAGCGGTTCTACCTAATATAACATTTGAGACATTTTGCATATCTGTTAAAGATAAAGTTGTTACAGGAGTGGGGGCATTTATTTGAATATACCATTCTGTAGCAGGGTTACTTGTCTCATTAATAGTGTATCTACCTGTTGCATCTGTGTATATTGTTTTATGTAATACCCAAGAAGTAAAAGTTACAATATAATCAAATTCAATTACATAAGGAAGAGCTATACCATTAGGTAAGTCGTTCCATCTACCTCCTCCAACGAATTGAACATAATCTTCATTCCCTGCGTTATTAGGTTCTCCAGGATTCCAAGAAGAATATGAGTAGGGTTCTCCTGTAACCCATCTCCATTGTCCCTCTACTACTTCATCTGTTAATCCTATCCATCCTGAAGGCCATAATCCAAATAGAAAGTTATTTTCAGCAGCACTTGTCACTGTTACTAAATATCCCCCCATATTTGCACAAGCTTGTCTTGCATCTGTCCAAAACGCATTTCCTGTAGATCTATAATAAGAATGTCCATTATAGTTTTGTTGAGATGTAAATCCTGTTAATGTAGGAGTGGTTCTTTTATATATTTGTATTGGAACATTTATTGCTCCTGTACCATTAGAGTTATAAATAAATCCTGAATAGGTAAAGTTTTGCCCTATAGCTATATTACAAATAAAAAATAATATAATTATAATTCTCATAATAATAATCTTGTGCCGAAAGTTATAGTGTTATTTAATGCACTTTGCCCCACTTGCCAAGCCCCTCCAATATTTATGTTTACTTTAAATCTTTTTGTCACTCCCACATTTACCCCCACACTAGGAAGCATTACAAAGGGAGATTTCATAAGTACATCGTTATAATAACTTACATAAGGAGAATACACAATTAGATTAGTTAGCTTAACATCTAGTCTTTTATGTAACTTTAAATCATACATCCCTCCTGTTATAATAGCGGTACCTATAAAACCCTCTTTAAACACTTTCCCCATAGATAATGTTCCTAAATAGATAAGTTTTAACTTCTTAATCTTTTTAAATGTTTTCATTTGGCCAAAAGCTACAGTGGAATAGGCACTTCCTCCTCCCTCTAAAGAGAATGTTACAGTGCCAGAAGCTATTGTTATATTAGAAGGATTTATCCAAGCATAGAACCCTGTTATATTTGGCCCCGCCTGTGCAGATGTGTAATCAAATAATATTCCTGATGAGCACGCCCCATCCCATCTCATAGAAGTGTAACCTCCTGTCCCTTTAACTCCTAAAGGTTTCTCAGAGTCTTTAAAGCTAAATCCTACAAAATCAGATGAAGCTACAATAGCGGGTTTCCCCCCTTCTTTACTTCCAGGTTTATTGGCCTTTCCTCCTCCCCCACTAGACCCTCCTGCTCCTCTCACAGAGTTGGTACCTCCTGCTGAAATATTTGTGCTACCTCCAGAAGCTTCTTCAGATGAAGATCCTCCACTAGGTGCACCACTACTTGTAGAACCTACACCCCCTAAGTTACCCCCTGACTCTGTAGATACAGAAGGTCCTTCTCCCATTGAACTTGAGCTTGGCATTATAGAAGATGCTATATTTGCTGACATACTAGATGTAGCTGAACCAACAGTTTCTGCAATGTTTGATATAGAGTTTATAATTCCTACAGTGTTAAGCACTTGTCCTTGTCCAATATTCATAACTGTGGGAGTACCAATAGCCTCTCCACAAGGTGAACTGTTTTTAAATTTATTGAATAAATTATCTGACCATGTTTGAAACGCACCTGAAACAAAATCATAGTATGTGAAATTTTCTGTGTTTCCATAATAGGAAACTTTTGTACTCCCATTAATGGGGACACTAATAGTTTTAGCTACTTGTGTACAAGGGTCAGTATATTGATAGGAATAGGTTTGAGAGTAAACAAAAGTGTTTACATTTAATAAGAGTAATAAAGCTATTAGTTTATTTCTTAAAGACACCTTTTTTAATTAATCTCGTTATAACCCTAGATGCTGCGGTTTCAAGAGATTTCTTGGTGGTGATTCCTATAGTGGATTGATTAAATTTAATATCATCAACATCTGCAAGGATGGAAGATTTTTTAACAGTATTAGCTTCTCCTAATCCTGAACCCACTATGATTTCTCCTGTAGTAGCATCTACAAATTTACATTGCAATCCCAACCTAGTTGTTTGAGTTGCCTCTGCTTTGCCATTCATTTTTACCACTTCATCTTCTGATACAGAAAAATCATATACTTCAATATAAACAAAGTAGTTAGCTAATAATACATTACCAAACACTTCCATCTTATTTGAAGAGATTCCTTTTCTAGATGCTTTATCCTGAGAAATCATTTTATTTTTAATCTCTGCTTTATCTTCAGTGATTACAAAACGGTTTGTATTTAAGAAATATTCAGTGACAATGTTGGTTACACCAAGCCCCACTTTCTTTTCTTTAAGTTCAGGATAAGATTCGTATAATTCTTCATTAAACCCTATTTTAAGAATAGAAATAGGAATTTGCAATGTATCATCATAATCTGATACAACTGCCAAACTCTGTTTCTTTTCAAAATCAGCTACATAAGCTTCTGTTTTAATAGAACCTATTTGAGAGAAAGCAAAAAGAGGTAAAAAGATTAGACTACCAAGGACTTTCATCTTCAGCTTTTTCTTTTTTAGCAGGCTTCTCTACAACTCTTTCTTTAATGATTGTAGTAGGAGCTGCACTTTGCTTTTGTTGATTAGTGTTTTCAATATTCACTACAATAGGAGCAGGAGCTGCTGTTTCAGTTTTAGCTTCTTCCTTGTGCTCAGTTTCTCCCCCAAACAAATGTGTAGAAGCCCACACACCTGCTGCTGTAACTAATGTACCTATTGCTCCAATAATAGTTTTTTTCAAACTATCCATAGAACCATCATTTTGAATTTCTTCTGACATAATATTTATTTTTATTGCTTAATAATTTTTGATACTAATACTCCTTTATTATTTAGGAGTAATTTTGCTGTATAAACTCCTGCTGATAAGTTTCCTAAATCTGCTCTATAAGTGAATTGCCCTTTAGCAACAAGTTCGTCTAACACTTTAATACGCAAACTTCCCAACATATCATATACCGCCAATGTGGCATTTGTGCTTTCTTCTACATTAAAAACAATATCTATAATTCCCGTTGTAGGATTTGGATAAACTTCCATAGTGTTAGCATCTATAATTCTACCAATATTAGTGGGAGACATTTTTCTAACTTGTATAATATTATGACTAGGAGTTATAGATAAATCTTTTGAGGTAAAGTTTCCTGCAAATTTATTAGAGGTGAATAGAGGACTCACACCCCAATCTGCTTGTGGTTTCAAAGCTATAAATTGGAAAGTGATTATTTCATCTCCATTTTTTAAAGCATTGTTATTAGTGGTAGGATCATAGCCTCCCCAAGATATTTCTCCTTCATTAGGGTTCACATAAGTAATCCATTTTTGAGCATTTGCACTTGAATAGATTCCTTTGAAAGATAATAAGCTACTATCATATTTCAATCCAAATTGCAAAGCTAATACACTAACACTATCTGACTTTAAACTTACAGGAATGCTAACCATATTTCCTTCGTTAACATTTAACTTAGGAATAGTTAATTCAATATTATTTGTTGGGAAGTCATATTCCACTCTAGTGTCAATAACTCTATGAGTTTGTGGGTCTAAGTCTTGCGGACCATTTATAAGTATTTCCGTTGGAGTTGTTCTAGCCATATTGTATCCCGTAGAGTTGGCATCTCCAGGAACCACTACATAATATGTAACCGAGTCAGGTTGTCCTGGTAATATATCAAAGTAAAAATTAGTTACACCTGAAATAGTTGATGTATAGTTTGTTGTAGGCGTTCCTGTAATTGTAGCATATTCTGCTGCTGTAAAGAATTTAATATCTTTTACATTATTAGACCAACTTGTTATTCTTCCTGCCACTCTTCCAAATACTCCAAAAGCATCCGCCACTGTAATATTAGAGTTTCCATTTACATCCGCTGTATAGAAATCAAAATCTTTCGGAGTACCAACTCCTAACACCCATTGGTTAATCAATTGAGCGTCTGTTGTAGATACTACATTACCTACACCCATTGTATCTCCCTTAACAGCCAATCTAACATCCCAGAATGTTGTATCTAATATTTCTGAGAATGAGAATTTACCTGATGTATTAGTTTTATAAGAGTTTACTTGAGTCCAAGATGACCCTGCTTTAGGCTTCTTTTCTAAAGATAAAGTTAAATTTTTAGCTCCAGTTCCATTCACATTTGCGAATGTACCTTTGAAGCTAAGTTTCGGTCTTTTGAATTCTCCATTATAACTGTATAGTCCTAAAGTTGTGTCCATCCCTGCTTGTGTAGAAGCATATTGTGGAAAGGTAGATACTCCTGAAAATTTCAAAGAGTCTATAAAAGTTAAATTATTAAAAATAGATGGAGCAGCATGTGTAAGAGTAAGTTCAAAAGTCTCTCCATTAGCAAGGGAATAAGCACTACTATTACCTGTATAAATTAATGTTATAGTTGAAAATCCATTTATAGAATCTGTTACATATTGTAAATCAAGATTGGTTGTACTTCCCACTAAGCTAACCACTGAGTTTTTAAAAGCAACTTTGTCATAAAAAACTCTGAATTGCACACCTGTTACTTTTGTAGTGGTGGTATTTTTTAATGTAACTCTTGCTTTTGTAAATCCTTGTGTAGTTGTTCCTACATTATAAGCGGTGTCAATTAATGCCCATATTCCGCTGGAAGGTGCTGCTGGACCTGTCTGTCCATAAATGTTCATACAAGCTAACAAGCTTATAATCAATAATTTAAGTGTTTTCATTTTATAGATTTGTAATTTAGTAACTACAAAAATATAAAAAAATTTTAATTTTATTTGAGATTATTTTAATCAATGAGTTCTTCTGTGTTAATATTATGTTTAGATAAAATATATTGTATTTTTTCAAAAACAATCTCTAAAGCCCCATATTTATCAATATCTTCTTTACTATCAAGTTCAAACTCTAATTTTTTTTTAGTGTTATATATTAATTCAAACAAAGCAGATGCCATAGCAGAACTTGCAACAGCTTGTTTAAACTCCCTATAATCATCAGGATTACTTAAATCGTAATCTATTCTTGCTTTTGCCATAATTTTTTATTTAATATTAGTATATAAAATTGTACTACTGTCTTTATTCACTTTGCATTTATAAAAGACATCTTGGTGGGGTATGAATTGGTTAGTATTAAAGGGCCTTGTAATAATATGTGCCCCATTAGGTGTAGGTATCTCTGCTATAATATTTTTACCTCCAGGTTCACAATCATTAATTACCTTTTGAATTTTAATAATATCAGTATCAGATACCTCTTTAAAATCTATATCTATTATCCAATGCTCAAAATTAGATTTTAAGTTGCCGATAGATTCCTCAATTAATAAAGAGTAGTTTAATTCTTGCTTCTCTAATTTTTTAGACAAGGTTTCTATTATTTTATATCCTAGTTTTTCTTTAGAATAAGAGCCTAGTTTAATATATACACTAGCATCTAAATAATCAGCAATACGTTTCATTTCATCGTAATTAGCCATTAAATTTTGCAAACTATCTACCATGTAATGCTTAATTACTTTATTATTAGAGTTTTGTATGACAAGTATTTCATAAAAACTACTATTTTGAAATACTAATAAAGGAATTATTTTTTTTAAATTGTCTTTCATGTTAAATAAGAGTTAAAATGTATGAAGATATTTTATATCCTGTAAAGGCTCCTAATGCTGAAGGATAGGGGAATACCACTAATTTGCCTAAATCTGTAACGTATTTTGGCCTATTAATAATTTTGCTTAAAAATGTATAATAAACTATATAAGATCCCAAGACAGCAATATCAGATTTAGTAGAGACAAATACTATTATTATAGACCCTAGAAAGCCCCAAATAAAGTTATCTCTAACTCCTTCCCATATTTCCTGTCTTGTAGCGTCTTTGTATTCTTTTACAATCCTATTTAGTGATTGTTTTTTTCTCATTTTTAGGAGTTTTTGGTTTAACCACTGGTTTTGTTTTAACCTCATCTAAAGCGGTCTGAAGTTTATCCAAATCTTTTAAGGTGTCTTCAAAAAATGTAACTGATTCTAGTAGATATTCTTTGTATTCTTTGTTAATCCTTTTATATTCTTTTTGTAGAATGTAAATTGTCACCATCCCTAGTATGTTAGTGGCTAATAATGTGTATTCAAGTGGGGTCATAATAAATAATTTTAATTTTATGTAAAGATACTGGTTTTTTAATAAAAAATGGTGATTAATTTTTTTAGCTTTGAAATTTTATTTAGTTTAGTAAAATCCTGTGCTGCCAAATCCCCCATCTCCTCTTTCAGTTGTAGGTAATTCATCCACTTCTTCAAATTCTATTTTAGGGTAAGGCATGATTATCAATTGCCCTATTCTTTCTCCCACCTCATACATTGATTTTGCTTTTTCGTTTCCATTAGGCATTTTCATAGTAGGCTTGAACTTGAATTTTATTTCTCCAACGTATTGCGAATCTATAACTCCTACGGAATTTGTCAATGATTGTGTCACCTTGCAAATACTACTTCTTGGGAATATAAGCCCAACGTGCCCTTCTGGGATTTTTATAGCTAAGTCTGTTCCATACTCGTAATTTCCGAACTCATCAATAGTTAAGCTTGTAGCGGTTAAATCCATTCCTGCGTCTCCTGGCTTTCCGTAAGCGGGAGTCACCGCAAGTTCACTCAATTTTTTTATTTTTACTATCATTTTTATTAATTTTTATTTGTTAAAATAACCTTGTCTCTTGAAAATTTTTCTTTTATAACTTCCTTTAAAGGCTCTACTCCTAAATCTTTGATAACATCAGAAGGATCTGTTTGTGCCCAATAAGAAGGGTTGTTGATATATTTCAATCTATTATCAATCTCTAGGGTTAATAGTCTTGAAAATCTCTTGCCCGCTTCGTCATTGTTGAGATATACGAAAACATGGTCAAACTTGCTGAATAGTTCTTCAATTATAGGAAGTAGTATTTTGTAGCTATTTTCACTTGGAAGATTAAATGCATCATATCCTAAAGAATCTAAGCACATAGTGTCCTTTAAAGAAGAAGTGATAAAGCATACATTTGTTTTGTATTCAAGTTGTGGGTAGCCCTCTAGCACTGCTTTAATTGTTCTCCACTTTTGCATAGGAATACCTAGTGGATTATATACTTTAAAAAGCTGATTATTTTGGTAGTATCCGAATATAGGATTATATTCACTACTAGAATAGTTTAGTACTCCGTTTCGTAAAACAAACTTTACAGGGCATACATCATATTTTTTTAATGTAGCTTCTGTAATACCAAATTTTTTCCAGTAATCAATATCTTCCTTTGCAAAGAAGTTTTTCTTTATTACAGAATAATTTATCTTCTCGGCTACTTGTTGAGTGTATTTATCTTTATTTACAGAAGAAGAAAGGGGTGTTACTGCCACCCCTTTGTTTTCTCCTGAAAAACCTCCCTTCACTCTATCCGTGTACTTTAAATCATAATTTATTTTTGTAATAGCTTCTTTATTTGTTAAGTTATACTTTTGCGATACAAAAGAAATACAGTCAGAATGTGTAGGATGATGTGCCCAATCTATAAATAAAATCTTATCATTGATAACTTTAAAATAGCATTTAGGGCTTTTATCATGCCTTAGCGGATTACTATAAGTACCCTTACTTTCCCAACTTCCAAAGTAATTTCTCCATATATCGCTCTGTTGATCTAAAGTGAACATAATTATTGATTAAAAAGGAAGTGCATCATCAAATGCCATATTATTTGACGAGGAAGCCATTGTTTCTTCAGTGCCTTCTGCCATCAATTCATTTGGGTCAAATTCTTGGAAGTTAGATGTGATTGGGGCAATATTCTTTTTAAATGCAGAATACTCTCCTTTTAGAGCATTGATAATTTTATCAAAGCTTTTAATCCCAGGATAGTCTTTTATGAAAGCTTTGGTATAAATATCCATATCATAATATGTCTTGCCATTACTTTCACTTGAACGAATACCTACATAAACTTTGATTCCTCTTCCTTCTTCAAATAACGGATTTATGTCAGAATAATCTTGCTTAAACAATTTCTCTAATGGAAGAAAAATACTTGGAACATCTCCATCTTTCAGAGTGTATTTTGACAACTCAGTTTCCCAGTTTTTCAAGGTTATGAAAAAGTCCACTAAAGCATCTTCTCCCACCATTGCTTTTCTTTGGTTGTCTCCATAATACCACACTTTGTTTTTATTCATAACAGCAGGGTCTTCATTATAAGAAGTAAGCCCTTGTCCATTAATGTATTTTTGCTTTCCACTTCTTGAAATATCGGGTCTAGCTTCAAGCCAAAATGTAATCTTTGTTTTTGTGTTTTCGGCTTGAGGAAGAGTTCCCCAAATATCAATCTTTAATATTCTCACTTGCTTACCATCTATATCTTTTGTAGATAGATATTCAGGGTCTTTTTCCAAATCTTTTCCTAAGAATGAGGCTAGGGCAGCTTTGTTAGGGTTAATCATACTAGGAATAAAAGTAGATACTCCGTAGAATAGTTTTCTGGTTCCTGAACCAGATGACGTTTTGACATTGTTGTTCATGTTTAAAAAAATTAAAAATTAAAAATATTGTTTGTGTGTTATTAAATAAAAATCTTGTCCCAATGAGTCTCTAGCTTATCATCATTTATAAGTTCTGAGATTTCAAACTCCTTGTTTCTAAGGTGCTTACATCTTGTGCCACCTACAATTTCTTCAGAGTGGATAAATGAAAGCATATTTACATTTGGTTTTTCTGTATTTCTATACATATACCCAATTGCATCTACTCTTAGAGCAAGTAAATCTTTCAACTTACCTTCAAGATTCAGCTCTTTAATTGTTTGTCCTGAAGTAGAAATACTTTTATCCGAAACGTGTCCTACAATAATCAACGTATCACAGAATCTTGTAAAGAATTCCATAATTTTGAATAAGGCTTCTCGTTTATAGACTTGACCTTTTCCATACTCTAGTCTATCAATATCAAAGTCAGCAGCTTCTGATTTACCTGTATCTTTGTTATAGGTTCTCACTGCTAATTGATTTAATAGTTTTTCTTTCAAAGAAGTCACCGTATCAAGGGTAATAAACTTGTAATGAGGGGTTTCTTTGTGGAAAAGTTTAGCTAATTCATCAAACTGTTGCAGGGAATCTATGTTAATCCTCATGGATTCATAGAAATCTGCTCCGTGCTCGAAGTTAATAATCAGGTTATCCTCCAACTCACTGAGTGCGTGGGTTTTCCCTGTCTTTTTCTGGCTAAAAATAACCATAGTTCTTGGATTGACTACTGAAGGGGCAATCTTCCCTGTTGGCAATGTTAAATTACTCATCTTTTAAAATTTGTTGTTTATAGGTTAATAATTGGTTTAAATTTTGGGTGTCATCATTTTTTGGCATACTGAAAAAACTAAAGCCTTTAGGGTTGAAAAACAAAGGTTCTGCAACTCCTGTTCTACCAAATCGGTTTTTACAAATATGAATAGTTCTAAAGCATTCTTCAAAGCCATCTACTCTATCAGAAGCTAAAATCGGATACTTATAGTAATTTGTCATTTTGTGCTTATAAGGAGAAAATAATCCTAAGATAACTTGGTAAGATCTTGCTACCTTTATATTATCTCCTAATTTCTGAGGCTCAGGCTCAAGCTTACCTGCTTTATAGTGGTTTAGGTCCCCTGCTGCCATTTGTTGCTGTTGTACACAACATACATGCCATTTCCAATGCTTTGTAACTTGCTTTCTCATATAAGTATTCACAAGTCTATCTATACATCCTGACAAATCAAGCGACATTCCTAATTCATTTTTCTCTAATTCCAAAATGTTTACGTTATCTATAACTACTGCCACTATTTCATTAGGGTCGTTTTGAGTGTAATGACTGTAAATATTAATCACTTTCCCCCCACCCAATTGTTTTTCTTTATAATGGTGCTCACCAATTTCTTTTGAATACTCTTGACAAGTTTTATAAATACCTGTAGCATGGCCAGTTTGGTCGTCAAATTTGGTGAAAGATTTTACAGTGTCGAAATACCTTTGAACAGGATCTGATTTTATCATAGCAATTACTTCTTCCGAAATAGGCTCTATCCTGCTTAATAATTCATCTTGTGTACAATGTTTATTGAAATATTTAGAGATGGCATATTGTAGTATACTAATATCAAATTCTTCCTCAGACTCTTCTAATCCAAACCATATACATTTATATTTAAAAGACTTAAACGCAGGGTCATCTAAAATATAATCAGCAACACTAAATAAATATAAGTACTTGGCTAAAGAAGTTTTGCCTACAGAGGTTTCAGCAGTAACACACACAAGTGCCCCTGGAAATATACCACTAAAGGATTTTCTTGTTCCGTTGAATGGCATAGGAATACTATTAATATGTCCTAGTATTAATGAATCCCTGCTCTCTTCTATTACTTTTAAAATATCCATTAAAATACGAGTTTATCTTGGTCACTAAATATTCCTTCTTTCATTTCATTAATAGTATCTAACAATAAGCTGCCTCCCTCTTTCTCAATAAAATATTGAGCATCCAATGTATAACGAATATCGTCAGCATTTTGATGATAATAGTTAACAGCGTATAGGATTTCTTCACTAGAAACTTTATACTTTTTCATAAATGATTCTAACTTAGTTATAACTTTATTTTTAGGACTAAATGCTTTTTTATTTATTCCTTGTAAATTTTGTTTACTAAATAATATCATATATTCATCTAAGAATTGTTCAGAAACAAGAGGTTGATATTTTTCTCCATTAAGAATAGCTTTACCAAACTCTGTTATTTCAAAATCTAAAGGATTATTAGTATTTATTTTTGTAAGATGTATATTTCTAATAAACCCTTTCTTTATTAAGTATTGGATAATGTTTAATTGGGGAAGATTAATAGCTAATTTTCCCATTTCTTCGTAACTCATATTCCCTTTGTTTTAAAAAACTTCTGCAAAATTAATATATTTTTTTCAAATGTCAAGCGTTATTTTACTTTTTTCTGTAAATTTTTTGTGACAATCTTTACAAAGCACCTCTAGCTTGTTTAGATCCTCTACGAATAACCTATCGTGGAATGGTTTTATTTCGGAGTAATCCCTTAAACTACCACAGGGCTCAATGTGATTTACTTCTACATCTTTTTTTAAGAACATTTTTTTACAATGATTGCATTGCCATTTTTTTAACAAGGCAGAATAAGCCCTTTTAAGTATCTCTTTTCTAAAAGGACAAGAGTATAACCACCTCTGTCTTAAAAAAGCTCTAATGGCACCAAAAAAAGCTGATTTGGTCATTGTACCTCCACAATATTCTCTCACTACTCTAGGATTAACTACCTTTTTCTTTTTTCTAGGAGTTGTGGTGTTGGATTTTTTTACTGTCTTTCTTCTCATAACTTTAAATTTAATTTATTTGGCTTCATACCATGATTTTCCAATATTACTTTCAGCACTCATAAATAGTGTAGGGTTGGTGAGAAATATATTACCCCCCTCTATCATACTTTTTTCCAGTATTCTAGCATATTTTTCTGATAGGAGAGTCTCAGTTTCCAAAACTATCTCATCATGTATTACATTAGCTATTCTCGCTTTCCAATAGTCATTGTTTTTTTCAATTTCATTAAATAACAATACTGTAGCCATTTTAGTTTGATGGGCAGCAGTGCCTTGTGTAGGAGCATTTAAGCATAGTCTCATATACTGAGATTTTAAACTGAAATAATCCTTCATCATAAGTTTATTTGCATTAAAGCAATTGTAAGCCCCCATATCTGATATTACATACGAACTCCCTTTATCTTTAGCTTTCTCAAATTTCAGATTTTCTTGCTTACCCACTCTATATTTATTCCAAAAATCTCTATCCATATTTGAAATCTTCTCATCAAGGTCTTTGAAAATATCAAACATTGGTAGCTTTAATTTAAATCCCATTGCATATTGAATATACCCAAATTCTAAAGCTTCCTTTAGCTTATTTTCCCCATAAGAGTACACTCCATTATGTAATTCTTTGAATAATTTTTCAATACGTTCTCCTTCCTCTATAGATAATCCTTCATTCTCTGCTAAAGTAAATCCAGTGCCTCCAAATTGGAAACAAAACCTAGGTGCTTTAGAAGCATTTCGCTTGGCTTTATGGGTTTTAATAATTTCTTCGTCAGAAAGATCTAATAATTCAGGGTAGAGAACTCTAGCAAAGGCACAGTGTAAGTCCTTTCCTTCCACTATAGAAGAAATCATGGCTTGGTCTCCAGTAATATCAGCCCCTACAACTGTTTCTTGCCCTGCGTAGTCAGCTACAATAATGTCAAATCCTTCATTTGCCACGAAACATTCTCTTGTTTCTTTATTGGAAGGGAAATTCAAAAAGTTTATCTCTCCCTTTCTTGAAGATAGTCTAGCAGTGTCTACTATCGGTTTGAAGTGGGTGTATATTCTTCCATCCCTTATTTTAGAATAAATACCCTCTCCAAAAGTAGTTACATTATGCTCCACTTCTTTATATTTAAGCCACATTTTTACAAACTCATGATTTGACTTAGCTATAACTCCTTTTTCTAAACTTTCTTTTATCTCTCCTTTTTCTTTATAAGTGACATTTATACCTAAATCTTTAAACACTTCTATCATTTGTTTAGGAGAACTTAATAGGCAATTTACTTTCCTTTCGTTGCTAAACATATCCATCTGTAAAACTCTATATTTAGGCAGGGTGTCAAAAATATAATCAATTATTTCTCTCTCACATTTTTTGTATTGGGAATAATCTTTATCCATTTTTGCTTTCCACCTATCCTTTGATATTGGAAGTCCGCATAACTCCATATATGTAAGTGCCCTGATATGTCTACAATGCAATTTATAAGAATCTATGGCTTCATAATCTTTTAATTTAATCACTAAATCATTGTGTAACTCTAATAGTCTATCAACATCATTAAAGCAATATTGAATTGTGGATGGCTGCGATAACTGAACTCTAGCAATATTAGCTTGTTCTGTTTTGTCGTATATAACCCCTAGCTCTCTTTGCATACAATTCTTAAAAGAATGTGATACTCCGAATTCTCCATTGTGTAGAATCATAGATGCCAACATCGTATCTCCCACTTTTTTAGGGAAGTAATTCTTGATAAAGAAGAAACTCAAATCGAAGGCACTATTATGAAATATCATAACCTTATCCAATATAAAAGGCATAACTTCCTCTAAATTAATTATATTCTCTTTATGTGTCTGCAAATCAATTAGATAATTATTTGTCCCTGTTCCTATTTGAATGGCAAAAATTTCTCCTTCAAAAGCAGAGAGGGAAGTAGTCTCTGTATCTACCGCTATTATTTCAGGAAGCACCATGTCTTCAAGATTACAGTAACTATACTCCCCTATTTTTTGGAAAAAGGATTTGTTTTTTGTGATTATGTGGTTTGTCATTTAGAAAAAAGTTAAGGTATCTTCTTCAGGGATTTCTTGCCAATCATTTTCAATGTACTTGTCAATCTTATCCAAAGTTTCTTCTAAAATACGTTTACCTTCCATCTCGTCTTTATAAGATAGGGGGTATACTAGCACACTATCTACTTTGGTAGAATTGCATACCACCCAATGAAAAGTTTTTAGTACATAATGGTTCAAATCATTTTTCTCCATCCAGTCTTCCACCCCTTTTGTATACAAAGCCCCCTGTAAGTGATACAAATATTTTTGCACACTATCAGGAAATTTCGGAGGGTAGCTGCTGGATTTCAAATCAGTGATAATAATCTCTTGTCTATCATGATCTACTTTTAAATAATCTGTCTTTATAAAAAAGTTATATCCTCTGTATTGAAAACTCCACTCAAACTGAGCCTTACCATTACTGAATAAATAGGTGGCTTCTCTATCTTTTAGCACATTATTGGCAATAGAGGTTCCTAATTCAAAATTAGGTTTTAGAAACTTACCTTTTGGATTTTTTGCATATTCAATATATTCAGGAAACTCCAGAACGGATTCTTTTATTTTCTCAAAATTCTTAGATTTCACATCTAATATACCGCAAACCTTTTCTAAGTTTTCCATAGAAAGATCATAGTTATACTCCTCTGTAAAAATATTTTCAATAATAGCCTTAATTTGAGGCTTTGGAATAGAAATATCTATAATAGTTTCAGTGATAGGCTCATCAAAAACTATCTTATCTATAATAGACCCTTTCTCTAAAGCATTATTTCTTTTATATACAGGGTTTAAAAATCCTTGTACTCCTTCTTTTATAAGTCTAGTGAGAGAACTATAACTTAATCTGTCTTTTTCTTTATTAAACATGTTTATTTTTTTTTAAATGGACAATAATTTTTATATTTATTATTTCAGTATTTATTGGCATTTAAGTTTAATTTGTGTTACAAAAATTTCGTAAAGCATCGAGTTATGGAACAGATTGCCTTGAGCCACATTTATCACAATATCGACTTGCAGGAAATCCGAAATGGTCATACATATCAACAAGCCAATCGTGTTGGCAATCCGATTCCATAACATCAAATAAACGCAATATGAGTTCGTGCGCTTCTTGAAGTGTTATCTCACCATCATCCATCTGGCATAGTATCAAATATGTTTCTGTTGCTTTCATACTGCGTTTATTTGCGTTCCGTTATACCACATTTTCCCAATCATCCATATCCTCCATTATTTCAATTTTTCCTTGTCCTTGTTCTATTATTTTATTTAAAATATCTAATCCATAAGAAGTTGCTGTTCCATATCCCTTCTTATGGCACTTATAACAACTTCCGCTAAAGCCAATAAAATAATAGAAGTCCTCGTCTTGCTCTACTTTATTGATTCCAGAGTTTAATTTCCATCTGTCACCGTCAAGATAGCCACCAGACCAAGTTCCAAAAACTTTATAGTAGTTGTTTGGGAGTTTTAATATAACCCATCGTTCAGGTTTTTCGCTTATATTTCTATTCAAACAGTTATGCACTAGCTTTATTCAATGACTTTAAATTGTACTGCTCTGGCATTTTTTTTGCCTTTACTAACTTATAATACCATATAGCAACGCCATCTTTGTACCCCTCTAAAATAGTATCTATTTTCCATTCAAATGAACGTCTTAGTGCCATTACCCTTGCTCCTACGTTGTTTGCTTTACATTTTTTTTTCATGTCATGAATGTAGCTTTTTTTGTTTTCCTTTAAATACTCTGCTACTAAGTAAGTAGAATTTAATTGCTTTTTCATTCTTTTATAATTTAATGGGTTAAAAATTGAGTCAGAACAGGATTCGAACCTGTATTGTGTATGCTTGCACATTACATCATTCACATTCATTAGTGAATAGCGTCTACCATTCCGCCACCTGACTATTTTTTATGTAAACAGGTACAATAGGATTAGTATAAAAGGTATTAGAACGTAAAATCCAACTGGGTCGAACGGATAAAGTACTTCTTCTATTTTCCTATGTGTATTAATAAACATCTTTTTCATTCTTTTAGTTTTTAGTTGGTTAATTTATTGGAAATTAATTTTTAAATAATTCATTTATATTTTTTGCAGATTCAAAATCATTCATTGAATTAGCAAATTCCTCAAGAACTCCTTTTGGTGTGAAACATATAGTTACATCGTATACTTTATTATTGCACCCTACTTCTGCTAAATATGCAGTTAATCCATTTTCAGGAAGTTCAGTTTCTTTTGCAATATCCATAAAAACATTCATTGTTTTTATTGTCAATACTTTACTCATGTCTTCTTGACTATTTATTTTTTTATTACCTGTGAATTTTTCTACTTTACTCATATTATTTTTTATTTTTACTAAGGTTAACTACTGCAATCTTATCTTTAAATTTATCCATACCATTCAACACCCACTTTTCTTCTAAAGTTCCTTCAGCTACTAAGAAATATATAAAACTTTTCTCATGTACTGCTATCCTGCAAAATCTTCCGATAAGTTGTTCTTTTGATGAAGGAGAGCTATCTATTCCTAGCACAAATCCATACTTTAAATTTGGTATACTAACGGATTCTTTTAGGATTCCTACATTTACTAGTCTACCTGATTCAGAGTGATAGAACTCATCATAGTTTTTCTTCTTAGTTTTATTATCCATAGAAGAATTAAACTGAGAAAACCCAAAACTAGCACCTTGCTCAATACTTCCTGCATATATTAATAACTTTTTATCCGAAAATTTCTCATTAATTAGTCTATTAGCTAGAGCCACTTTGCTAGGTAATGTATTTAAGAACTGCTTCAGTTTGCCTAATTCAGGAGGGTAGGATTCATTATATGGAGATGTTAAATAATTTTTGTGATGATAATCATAAACACTTTTTTCTTCAGGAGTCATCTTATACTTAACCACTACCATTTGAAAATTATTCAATAAATTATTATCAATAGCATTATTGATAAGGTAGGAATAACAAATAGGAAAGTATTTGTGAATTTCATGAGTATTGCTTGGAGTACCTGTAAGTCCTAGAATAGATACCGCAGGGTTTATTCTCATAAGTCTCAAACAATTTTCCAATATAAGATCTTTTTCCTTGTGCATTTCATCTATAATAATCAAATCGTACTTTTCGTTGTAATTTTTCAAAGATTTATTGCATATAAAGGTAATGTTATTTTCCAAACAACCCCATTTAGTTAATTCATCTTTAAAGTTTTTAATATAAATTTGTCTTGCACCACTAAATAAAATTTTACAATAAGGGTTAGTGCTTCTGTAGTGTTTAATAATATCAATAGCACACTTTGTCTTTCCCATTCCTACTGCTAGAGCAATAGTGGATCTTCTATCTTTAGAGGATAGGAAAGCGTTCACTGCTTTTTCCTGGACTTCTGCTTTCATAGGTAAAATTCACAATCTTCTTTTACTTCTATTTTTTTGTCTTGACTAAAATCAGATGCAAATATAGGCTCTTCACTTTGCCTATCATAAAGATAGTTTTGTAGCCTAGCACAATCTCTAGCAGGGCAATCTACAGAAATACATCTTGAATAGTCTTTTGGAAGCAAGTAGGAAGGCTTGGGTATAATTACTATGCCGTCTCCGCCCTCTGGGCAATTATCTATTTTTTTTGTCATTTTAATTTAATTTTAAGGGTGATAATTTATTTATTTGTAATAAGGTAGTCTATAATGTATAACTCCGCCTGTGTATTCTTTATGTACTAATTGCCAATCTTTATACTTTTCGAATAAAAAATCTAAATAAATACACATAATTTTTACTTGTTTTTCTTCAGAATATCTATTTAAAATATCCATTCCACCTCTTTTACACATAGCAGTCCAGGTACCATCTATAAATTGGAACATACCTTTAGCAGAAGAACTAGAGTTTTTAGCGTTTAAATTTAACCTAGACTCTTTAAATGCAATATACCATAATAAATTATGAGGACAATGATGCTTATCTATCAAACTTTTGTGGGTAAAATACAAATAATTCAATCTTTTTTCTTCTTTTAGAGTTAATTTAAGGGGCAAACTTCTTCTGAAATCCGTATATTCAGTGGCACTATCTTGGCTTTTTACCTCTAAATGCTTAATAGTTTTTTCTTTTTGCTTCAATATGTTTAACATATTTGTATATTTCAAATTTACTGAAACATTATTAGAAAGTAATCCTGCTATTATTAGCATATTTAAAATTAAAGATAGGTATAGTCCGTTAATCCATTTGCCTTTTTTAAAGGTGAGTGAATCCCTATCATAATAGTACAATTTTGTTTTATTTAATGATAATTTCATAAATTAGTTTTTGATTGTTAATTTATATTATGGGGGTATAGCCCCATAAATGTTGCACTGGGGTATTCTTGTCTCCACTTATTAAAGGCTTCACAAACATCGCCTTCGTATGTTTTACCTTTGCTGAATAAATCTTGTTTGTTAAGTTTAAATACTATATGTATCATAATTATAATTTCTTTATTTCGTTTGGTTCTATATTATTGAGGTCTTTTTATTGTAGATTCGTTTGCATTTTTTACACTAACTTTTTCCGCTTCGTAATAATTCCAATAGGCTTCCACGCTATTACCTGGAACTTTGTATTTATCGGGCATACATTGTGGCATAGGGGTTAATTCTGTTTTGGTTACATTAACAGGAGGATTCCTAAGCATATCACTACATTTTAATATAGTTAAATGTTGTTTACCATAACGTCTTGTATACTCTTCCCCTAGTGCAATCATGTGTTTATACAACCACTTGTAATTAGAGATGGACTCCCTTGCCCATACCGCTGATGGGTGATTTTTATGAGTTACTTTGTAAGGTACATTAGCCTTATCTCCATCAGAAATGATATGAGCGGTACATAGTAATTGTGCAGATTCTAGTATCATCTTTACTACATGTTTGTTATACATGTACTCAGCGGCTTTTTTGGGATCTGTAGACAGATAGAATATATTCATATTTTTTGATTTTATTTGCTAGGTTTAATAATTTCTAGTGGTATCTCTGATGGCTCTTTCTCTTTGTTTTTCTTGTTCCCAATAATACCAATTTTTCTGCTCATCAGTGAGTACAAGGGTCTTTGCATCTTTCTCTGCCTTTAGATAGCCTTCATCAAAAATTCTAGTGTGAGTTTGTGGAAATACTTTTTTTATTATTCTTTGTAACATATATCTATTAAATTTAAGTGCAAAATTAATAATTATTTTTTTAAACGAGTTATTTTTTTTTATGGAAGAATTTATTTTTTTAGTTCAGAAGGGGTAGTGTAAATTATGCTTTGTGTATCTGATCCACTATCTTTATAAGCATCAACTACCTTCGTCTTATTCTTTGCTTTGGTATATTCAAAAAATATTGGGGGTAAATACATCAGTAAAACTATCAATGTGGCCGACAATAATACTTTTATACTTAATTTTTCTTCTAACCATTCAATAGTTACTTTTGGCATATTTCATTAATTGTTTAATATCTCCAATTGTATAAACTCCCTGATGACTATTATCTAAGGCATATACTTTTGTTTGGTCAGGTAAATATTTAGCTAAATCATTTAGCCACCTACTATTGTTCATAGTTCTAAAAAATACTTTCTCAAATATATCTGGGTTGATGTAGTAGTATATTCCATCTGCATCTCCTAGCTCTATATCAATAGGTTCTTTTGGTATTCCAAAGGTTGTACTCATGTTATTTCTTTTTAAATTGTTCAAACAAATTATTTATTAAATCACCTTTAAAGAATATATTTTTTTTATTAGCATACTCACCCATAATCTTATACACTAACTCACCAACTTCTTCCTCACTATACATTCTTTCAGATTGCCATTTAGCACCTGCTATAAAATCATTATAGTACCTATTGTTGTTATCTTCTTCTACATACTTTTCAGCAGCCTCTTCAAGTTTTTCTTGTTTAGTTTCTTCTTGTGGAATGATGATTTTGTATTTAAACTTATCAAATCCATAACTATTAACTGTAATTTCTGAACCAAACTCATTAACAGGAACTAAATCAGTCTTAACATACTCACAACTTGGATTCTTAACAAACCATTCTAAAAACTCATCATCAATAGCTTGTACGCTATCTTTTATTAGGTCTTGGTCTGTTGTTAGGATGATTTTTTCACATAAAAGCCCATTATGAAAAGATGTAGTTTTTTCTACTAAATTTAAAGCTAAATTAAAATGCCAATCTCCTTCTTTAATTTTTTTATCAGAAGTGATGTATATGTATTGAGGATAACAACCTAGTTCTAAATCTTTAGGTAATGTTTGTATTGTCAATTTTATTTGGTTATTAGTGTTTTTTACTATCCTACTTGGCTTATCTGTTGATATTAAATGTATATTTTTCATATTAATCTTTTTCTATGTGATTATAAATTAATTGCATGACCCAAGCATTTTCAAACTCATACATTCCGCAGGTTTCACGAGCCTCTTTCTCTGTGTCGTAGAGTATTATATGCCCCCAATAATCTTTCATAAATTCCATGTTTCGTAGGTCTATTATTACATATTGTCCTTTCATGATTATTCTGATTTATAAGTTTCGTTGTAGTATTGTTCTGAATTAATACTTGGGTGTTCAAGTAAAGCATTTATGATTTGTTGCTTCTCCATTTCTTTGGCTTGTTCAATTATTTCTTGTACACCACCTCCCATATTTTCGTTGTAACCTAAAGTATCTAATAACCATTCTACTGCTGTGACTTTTTTCATTTTATTATTTTTTAAATGTTTCGTTGAAGTATTGTTCTGCGTTTACCCTTTCATCATTGGCAAACGTTCCCTCATTGAATGCTTTGATTATCTGCTCTTTCTCCATTTCTTTGACTTTTTCAAATACCATAATCCATTCAGACATTGATTTTGCTTTTATTGTTTGGTCTTCTACAATGTTTTGGATTAATAATCCTACTGCTGTGACTTTTTTCATTGTATTCTGATTTATAAGTTTATTTGTAATATTCTTCAAGTAAATCAATGGTTCTTTCTGCTCCATCGTATTTTGATTTAGCATGTAATATTTGACCATAAACATTTCTATTTTTATCAGAATATGTTGCCACAAATTCAGCAAATTTGACCATCTGATCTTTCTCCATTTCTTTAGCTAGTTCAAATAGCTTAGCAATGAACACTCTTGCATCATTACCTACATTTAACTTGTTAATTTCTTCATTATACCATTCTACTGCTGTTTTCATTTTATTCTGATTTATAAGTTTCATTGTAATAATTTTCAGAATTAGAATGTCTGCCCCACGAAGATTCAGTATGTCCTTTTCTATATGCGCTTTCAATCTGTTCCTTCTCAATTTCTTTTGCTAATTCAAATAGCTTATAATTCTCGCCTTTCAATGTAACTTCATTTTCAGTTATAAGTTGATGAATTAACCATTGTACTGCTGTGACTTCTTTCATAATTATCTGTTTTAATATATTTTTAGATTTGAAATTAATGAAAATGATAGATTAATCTAATAAATAATAAAATTTATTTACATCACAATCTGAGGCATCAATACCTTTTTCTTTATTTAAAGACAAATTGTAATATCCTTCTTCACTTTCCGCTACTAATATATAATCTGACTGCACATCCTCTAAGATAGTATTAAATTTAGGATCTATCACTGAAATTTCAGCAACAAAAATAGCAGACCTTACATTTCTATATATACTATTTTTAACCGTAAATCTTTTTACATCAAAATTAGAGTTATTAATTAACTTTTCATAAACCTCAGTAGCATTCAAGTTTGTAGTGTCTAAAGGAATATTTATTGTTACCCCCTTCATGTTACATACAATGGGAGATTCTTTACCCATACTTTTCATTACACAAGGATCAATAGCTTCTAATTTTTTACCAATTTTTATCATAACTTTTATTTGTTTAATTTTTTGTTAAGTTAATAAGAATATTCTCTAAACCCATTTGGATAAAATAACCTCATCACTACCTTTTCAGCAAATATAATTTGAAGATATAACCCAGTAAATGTTGTATAATTTAACATTTCATGCACATCATACTTATGTCCTGCGTCAGTATTTGACGTAAATATTGGCTCAACCTGTGTTAAATGAAGGGTTTCTGTTTGTCCATCTGTGTATATTATCATTAATCCATTATCATTTTCATTGTATGATAATTTTGATACTCTTGAAAAATATATTGCCTTCTCCCCATATTCTTTAAATGAATATGTTTTGGAATAATAATCCCACCCATGGTTTGTCTTAACCATTTGGGAATAAGAGCACAGCGTTATCATCATTAATATTAGTGTTATTATCCGTTTCATATTATTATAATTTTAATTTTTGATATTCTGTAATAAAATAAATTACATCATCTTTACTAAATTCTTCACATATATTTTCTTCAAAATTAATTATTAAGCTATCTAGGTAATCCGAGTCATTTATCTCTTCTGTAGTTAAATCATGTCTATCTAACCACTGGAATAATATTTCTTTCATCTTGTTTATTTTTAAATTGTTAATACTAACTATTTTTTAAAGGGGAATAATCACCCATTATAGTTTCTATCTACTTTTACTATATGAGAATAGTTATTCCCTCTACTTGTAAACGCACTTCTAGTATTGGGAGACAATGTACTCGACCAGAGTTTATTTAGGTCAACAGGGTTGTTATCTACGCTTTTAGCTTTTTTACGAGCCACTAAAGCAGCTAACTTAATGTCAATTGGATTTGTTAAAATTGGATCTTTCATTTTAAAAATTTTTAATGTTAATAATTTTAATGTTAATAGTTTAAAAACTACACCTAACAGATATTATATATTATTAGATGTAATTCAATTAAAGGGTTTATAGTTAAGTTTAATGTCTTTATAAATTTATTGTAAATAATCAGTCATTAGACTATCTAATTGTCCTTGCAATTCTACTCTTCCTACAAAGGTATTGTTGTCAAATACTTCTACAGAAGAATCTACTACATATATTCTAAAGCTACAATCAGTTGGCTCTGAATGAGAATGAATTGTAGTTTCTAAAATCATAGCTAACATAATAGCTAAAATTATAATTAAAAATGCAGCGGTGCTGAGGGAAATATTTGTTACTTTCATGTTAATAATTTTAATTTTAATAATATAAGTTTAATTAAGATAATCCATTAACTTTCCATAAACAAAGTCCCCATCATTATTTAATTCGTTAAGTTGATCCTCTGTCATTTCTTCTCCGTTATATTCTGCTCTAACAATATAAGCATCACAATAATCGGGGTAGTCACCATGGTCGATACCATCAAACTCAATGTCTCTAATCAATTTGTAATCTAATGTCATTTTTTTAATTTTTAATTTAATTAATTATAATAATTTTTTTTACTCGTAAGTGGAGGAATTAGGGGAGTCATTATTATCACTTATCCTATGTGTTTTTTCTTCTTCACCATTTTCATCTAAAAATACCTTAGATGGCTCACCGAGATTACCAAACATACCTCCATTTATTATCTCATCTAAATCTTCAAAAAATTCTTTAAAGTCCATATTGTTTATTTTTAATTTATAAAACTAATTAGAGGTCTTAAACCATTTAGGTAATTCGTCTACTAGAAACCAATGTTCTTCATTTTGTTCGTCTATTATTACAACTTCATCTTCATCATCCTCATCCTCATCTTTAGTGAGATCAATAATTTTGTATTCTTTACCTACAACGAGAGCTTCTTCGCCTGTGGTTCTCATTACACAAGGGTTAATGGCTACTAATTCTGATCCGATTTGCAATTTACTTTTTTCCATTTTTTTATTTTATTTTATTTGTTATTAATTTTGGTGCAAATATATGCTTATTGAAAGGGTGGGTGTTATCAATTTTGTTGCAATTACTTTAATTTTTGTTGCAATTTACGAATAATTCATTATAAATTCCTTCTTCTTGAAATTTCAATAGGTATGCTTGGCATTTATTGGTGAAACTTTCTGTGTCTAGTCCTTGCACCTCTACGAATCCGTTAAAGTTAAATGTTTTGAGGGGTTCACAATGCACCACTTGTTTTTTGCTCTGAATAAATACATAGTTACCTAGTTGTATTACATTTGTGTTTCCGTCTGTTAAGATCTTTTTTGTCATTTTTATGGCTTTTAATTATTTTTATAATTTTTAATAAATTCTACTATTGCTTGATAAATCGCTTCAAACATACTTCCCTCAATAACTTCTACCAATACCTCACTTTTTGTATTGTTCACTATTTTTACACGATTATCATGTATCTGCACCACGTTATTAAGGTCGTTTATTCTTCCCACTACTTCCATAAGCCAGTCCCATCTAGTGTTAAAAGTATCCTCTATTAATTTGGTTCCGTGTCCCTGTATGAATAGTTGTTCCTGTCCTTCCTCTAATGGAATTCCCATAAACTCTGCTATTAACTTATTATTTTCTATTGTTGTCATTTCTTATTTATTTATCTGATTAAGTAATTCTTCTTGATGATGTAGGGGCAAATCGGTACATTTAGTAACGTATTCATTACCATAGCAATCAATTTCTGCTTCTTCTTTGCTACCAAAGATAACTATATCATCGTTACTACCAAAACGAACTAAATTGTCGTTGGCTTTATCCCATATTACATAGTCTGTTTCAAATAATTGTTTTTTTCTTTCTATTGTGTTCATTTTTTATGATTTTTAATTGTTTAATTGTTTTTAAATTTTTTCTCACTATCTTGATAGCTTTGAGGATATATAGGCTATCAAGAATATAATGAATATAATACATAATCCTAATAACATACCACATTGTTTATAAGTCCTTTTTTAATTAAAATAAATGTTTTTAAGTCTTTTTTACATAGTGCCAACCGATCCTCACTATATTGTAGTTTGCCCCCCATTATAGGATGATCTCCGTGTCCGTTTGTAACTTTTGTACAAATTTCTTCGGCTGTTTCAGAAGTAAATTGTGTAGGCTCTATAGCCATTCCTAGATATATTTTTTTATCTTTGTCCACTCCTACAGAAATACCTGTTTCTTTATAATACACTATGGTATTGCATCTTTCCAAAGAAGGGTATTTTTCTACCCCATCAATTATTTTTTCTAATAGTTGTATGTTCTTTTGGTTTGTTTCAATCAAGGAAGAATATTCTCTAAGATTAGTAGCTACAGGCTCTGCTATATCGTGGATAATAATCCCATTTTCGGTCTGCTGGGCAAACTTGTTTTGCATTTCCAATAGATAATAATATTCTGATTTTTCCATTGTATAGCCTCCATTATTGGAGTACCCCATATTTTTGGGTAATTGTCCTACATTTGTTTCTTGTAGGGTATAATCTGCGTTTTTTACTAATTTGTGCATAATTTTTTATTTTTAATTGTTAATTTTTAATTTTTAATTTTTAATCACAAAGTTCACTACTAAAGTCTAGTCCAAAAAGGGGATCAATTTCTTCTGATATTATTCCTAATATTTCCAAAAACGTCTCATCATCTTCTTCCATAATATAATCGGATATAACTCCTATTTCATTTAATCTGTTTATTATTCCCACCGCACAATCTGTTGAATCTGTATATGTAATTTTTTTAATACTTTTAAAATTTTTATTGTCAGTAATTGTACTTGAACTAGGGGCAATACTTTCGTCTGTCTTGGCTCTTGATCCCCCGTATCTTTTCTTTTTAGGAGGGTTAATCATATTTTCGCTTAACTCTATCTCGCAAAGATGGGCGTTTCCGTCTTTTTCTTGGTTGTCTTTAGTATCTAAGAATACAATATTGATAGGGTTTTCATCCCAATTTTTTCTATCAAAGGTATCTATATCCACTCCGACAATTTCATAGAAATTTTCGTCAAACATATTCATCCATACCATAGGCTTAGATTTCTTCACTGCTTTTTTAAATTCTATCTTATCCATATATAAGTTATTTTAGTTATAATCATTTTTGTAAGGTAAAAAATACTGCTTATCAAATTCTTGGATAGTGCCTTTGTAATTGTCATTGTATATAAGCACCCCTTTAGGCTCTGAATGTATGAAAGTAATAAATACCGCTATGCACTCTTGAAAAGTCTCCTCGCAAAGTATCTTTGTTGTTGTGTACAATACTTCTACAATATCTTCTCTATAGGCTACAAATAACTCCACCACCATAGTAGGCTCTTTTTGGGTTATTCCATTGGAGGTATAAACTCCTTCTTGATATTGGCAATAAATCTCTGAATCATCAGCCTGTAGGCTACTATATAATTCTATAATTCTTGCCTTTGTTTTTTCAAAGTCTAGAATACCTAAAGTACCTATTTTTAATCCTACGTTTAATTCTATTTTTGTCATTTTTTATGATTTTAATTGTTTAAATTTTTACTTGTTTAATTAAGATTTTTTAAATTTGCTATATATGTACCCTTTTTTTTCTGCTAATAGATCTTTAATCTTCCACTCCTCCGATATACTACAGAATAGTTTTTTACTCGTATGACTAGAAAATTTACAATACTCCTTTATAATAGCTTTTTTTTCTTGCTCTGTATAGGCAAATGGTTTGATTTTTCCTACTTTCATTTAATTATTTATTCTTTTTGTGATTAAATTTTTTCTATTGAAATAACTTGGTCGCTATTTAAGTCGTAATAGTTGCCGTCAAACTTGGGTCTAGGCAAGTCCGAATCTAAATATTTATCTAAGATTAATTCGACTTGGTTTGGAGTTTGGTTTGCAAAATAGTTTCCTTTTATGTGTGATTGAATACCTCCGATTGTTACATTGTACATAATTATTTATTTAGTGGCGTTATTAATTACTTTTTCAATTCTTACTGATAGCCAAAACGGCATATCGTTCCAGTTATCTTTTCTTTGATAGTATTCTTGTATTTCTTTTAATAGTTCTAATTTTTCATCTTCGGGAGGATTTTTATCTAAATAGTCTCTCAAATCTGCTTTTAAATTATACAATAATTCATCTTCATCTTTATCATCATAGGTAGATGATTGGTAAATATTAAATAGTTCACTATATTGTGTCTCTGTCATTTTTTATGATTTTAAATTGTTATAAATTAGTTTAATTTGCCAAATATTTTCTTATAGATAGCATTCAAACTTGTTGCGGTATACGTTCTTGAATTCTTCTCGGCTATATACGTTCCCTTCATTCCTAGAGTAAGATAATATCCGTGCTTTTTTAGTTTTTTTCTTATTGCTTGAATTCTCATTTGTTTAAATTTTTATTGGTTAACATTGCAAAAAAAGTCCTCCTCCACAAAACTTATAGCTTCATAATGAGCAAATATAACCTCGTCAGATATCTCGTGTGGATAGTCATATTGATATTTATGGTCTATAACTTCATCATAGAAGTAATTCCATTTTAATTGGTCTAATTCGTTTTTGTTTAATTCTTTGACGTTTTTCATTTTTTATGATTTTTAAAGATATTAATTAATTTAAAATAATGGTGTAAAATTAGGGTTTATCTATTTAGTGAATTGTTAATAATTCTTAATTATTTATTAATAAGTGTAAAAAAATCTAGTTCTTTGAAATACAGAAATTCTCCGTGTTCGTCTGTCAAAGGAAATGAGCAGTCTATTATTGTACTCTGAACCATCAATCCCTCTTTGCCTTGTTGAATCTCATAGCCTGTATTCTGCCAATATACTTTAGTTCCTTCTGAAATAGCTTTTTTAATTTGTTCTAATGTCATAATTTTATTAATTTTATGGGTTAATCTTCCAATTGTTCGTTGTATGTAAATGTGTTCGGCTTCCCCTGTTCTATCCAATTTAGGATTTCCCCTTTATATGCAACTTCTATACAAGGAATACCCCCCTCTGTATGTAGTTGATATAAAGGTCTCCCCTCGTTGTCTCCCTGTGGCTCTATAGTTCCTGTCCACAGGTAAAAAAAGAATATTATTTTAGCTATCATCTGTTTAATTTTAATTGGTTAGTATGCTCTTGTTGGTAAATTTTGGTTTTGTTCGTATGAAAGGCTTTCCCATTCTCCCTCTTCGGGATTTGTTAAACTATGAAAATAGCGTTTCAATTCTTCTGCAATTTTTTCTAGCTTTAATTGCTTTTTTGAGGTAATTTCTTTCCCATATGCGTTTATTGTGTTATTCTCGCTTATAGCCCCCAGCATACCCCCTCCTAGATAGTTCTGATAGGCTGACATTTTTTCGCCCTTGAAACCTAACGTAGTGAGGTCAATTTCAATTCCTCCGCCTCTTGACGAAAGTTCTTGTCTTAATGTAATTTCTTCAAAGTTAATTTTTTTCATTTGTTTAAATTTTTATTGTTATTTTTTATAAGATATTTAGGTTTATTCCTCAATTTCAATCAATTCTCCGTTTATCAATTTATACTGATAATCTTCTTTATCTGTCCATTCAGTATAGTATATGAATTCATCCTCGAATGCTTCTTCCATAGAAGAGTATCCCGCATCAGAGCAAATAGCTATAGCATCCTCTTCCTTTGATACATAATCTATTCCGTCATTGATTACCCATCCTTTATTCATCCCTTGATTAGTTACACTACATTTTCTTGCAAATTTTGTCATAATTTTTAATTTTAATTGGTTAAGACGCTTTGCAGCGTTTCGACTACTTAAGTCTCTTCAGTTAACCTCTAGTGAATTATCACTCCGTTAGGTGTATATTCAATCGTTTTACCCTGTGCCTCTAGAAGTCTGTAGTATTCTGACTTCTCCATAGTGTAGCCCTCTTTGATTGAATAGCCTACATTTTGAGGTAATTTTGCAACTTGTGTTTTTTGTGTGCTTCTTTGTGCGTTCATTTTTTGTGTTTTATTGGTTAGTTAATTATTTAGATAAGATTCTATGTTCTGTAATATTTAGCCGTGTTCCTCCTTGACAAGCAACGTCAAATGAAGCATAACGGCTATCCGCTTCGTTAGATATTTTTATTGCTTTCACTACATTGGCATAGTTATATTTTAGCTCTAAATGAACACCTTTGCCTTCGTTTGCCTTTCTGTCGTATACCTCAATAGTGATAGGTATATAGCCGTCTCCTAGTTTTTCTATTCCGTTAAACAAGGCTTTTGCGTTTGTGTATACATTAGGTGATAAGCCGTCTTCCGATAATCTAATTGAATAAATTTTCATTTTTTTTATGTTTTTATTTTGATGAAATTAAAAAATGTCTGTCAAATCGGTAGCCTAGAGTCTCCGCTATATCGTCACAAGCCTCCAGCCACAAAGACGTGTAATATACGGCTTTAGGACTATTTTGTACCTTTTTCCCTAAATACCATAGGTCTCTACTACCTCTATCAATTTGTTCTTGATAGCAAAGGTTCTTATACTTTTCCTCGCTTAGTTGCGCTTTGAGTTCTCTCAGTGTCTCGCAGTCTTGAAGTAGTAAATTGTAGACTACTTGCAAATGAGAATTTGTAGCTTTAATTTGTCCGCTTTTTAGCATCTGGAATTTTTGTGTCTTTGTCATTTTTTTACTTTTTTTAAGATTTGTTAATATTTGTTAATTTTATGTGTATTCTATATAATAGCTTCGCTACTAAATATGATGCAAAGATAGTACATATATAGAACTTGTCAAGCCCCCTAGACGTTAAAGACTGTAAAAAGATATTAATAAATGTAAATTAAAAGATCACCCCTTTCTTAACACAATTTAACGAAACCCCTCATATAACATTCTAAATTAAATACCTCCGATTATCTTGTTAAACTTTGTTAAGAGTTTCAGAGAGACACGATAGTTTTGCTATATCTAAGCTACTAGGATATTGATATGTAGATGGGCTTAAATGGGCGGATAGGAGGCTTAGGGTCTATAACCCAGCCTTTACCCTCACCAGCCAGAAAATAATCGCTTAGAACGCCTCTAATGAGATATTGTATAAATATATTCGGACAAATTTGTCTTTTTTTCCTACTGCTAACTGCACCCCTCCCGTTTTCCCGCCCCTACTTTGTCCCTCCCCCGCCCTTTTGGTCCTATTGGTCCCTACTCTATAAGGTCCTCGAGGTCCGCCCCTCCTTAGGACCTCCCCTGTTGGTCCCCCGCTACTTAGGTCCCCTATGTTTATGGCCCGCCCTACCCTCCAGCCCCTGTACTCTAGGCCCTATCATACCTCTAGGCCCATAGGCCCGTAGGCCCTACCCCTCTAGGCCCTGTATTAGTGAGGGGATATGTAGCCACCCCCTATATATATATTATTCTATTAGAACTCCCCTCCCCCCTCCGCCCTATGTATATACCCCGCCCTATATATACCCGCCTATGGATATTCTGTATACTAGTAGATAGACAGACAGACGAACTAGACAGACAGACAGGCGAGACAGACTAGACCTCCCCCGAGCAGAGCAGAGCAGAGCGGGGAGCAGAACTCCCCCTAGCCACAACGCCCACGCCCTAGAGAGTTCCCCCGAAACTATTCTTCGCTAATGGAA